AATAACATAAAATTTAGAATCTTCTAATCTAAACACACCTGTTGATGAGACACCAATTGTTCCCATGGCAGTTGCGCCAGTTCCAACTCCTGTTGGATCAACAATATACACATTTGGTGGATTGGTATATCCAAGTCCTGGGTTTGTGATAGTAAATCCAACAACTGAGTTTTGGTATATAATTGCAGTAGCAGTTGCTTGAATACCACCTGCTTGATCTGGCGGATCAATAGTTACATTTGGAACTGAAAGATATTGGTCTCCACCTGAAATTAAATTAATACCCAAAACTTGAGTACAATATTGATCATCGTATTGATCATAAACATTATTGGCAATCCAATCAATTCTGTTTACAACGAAGGAAACATCATTTGGTTGGATTAACTTTAAAGTTGCGATCTGATTACGAGTATCTCGTTCGTATCTTACATTATCAACAGGAACAGGTGGAGTAGTTTCATCTGCCCAAGTCAATACCTTACCTAAAAAGTAATAGTACTTTGCGGTTTTAGATAATATTTCATTATAAACTGCCTCAGCGACAGTTTTATGAAAAATTGTTTTAACTAGGGAAGATGAATTTGACATATTTTATTAACTTACTGTAACAACCCATGTAATAGCGATAGTATCGCCAGACGCTTTATTAACTGCTGGGAAAGTTGTATGACACAACATAGTACCACCAGAAGAAGCATTGAAAATACCTGCTTCAGTTACAGCACCAGTACCAGTACCAGCACCGAAAGTTGCTGTGTAAGTAATAGTGTTTGAAGATACAGTTGAAGCAGTAAGAGCTACACGACCACCTTCAGTACCAAGCTGTGTGTCAGCTGCTGTTGGAGTAGTAGAGCTAGTACCGATAGCCATGTATCCCATAGAAACTGGGCTGTTTGTTGTTGCTACCATTTTGGAAGCAATATATTGCTTACCAGTAGTAACGATTAAGTTTGGAACCTCAAAATCTTGTACTGTCTCACCTTTTGAATTGGTTTGGACAACACGAAGTTTTCCTGTTGGTTTGATTTGTTCATGCATATTCATTTTTAGGAATCTCCTATTGGGTTAAAATAGACTATATTAGCGGATCGGTCGAATAATTTGCGCCGAATGTTGCGTCTATAGTATTGTCGTATATAATAGTGTGGACTTCAAAATATCCACCCTGACTATAAGGGTTAAGTGCTACATATCCATCGTCTGTTTCAGCACTAGTGCTATCTGTAAGATATTTAGCAGTAGTTAAGAATGTTGAATCTGTTGGTGTTGATAAAGAATCTGATAGAGATTTTCCAGTGTTAAACGAATATACACTGTCATCTGGAGTCGATAAAGAATCTGTTAATGATTTGCCAGTATTTAGAGTTGTTGAATCTGCTGGTGTTGATAATGTTTCGGTTAAATTTTTACCAGTTAGTAAAGAGTAAACACTGTCGTCTGGAGTAGACAATGTTTCTGATAGAGCTTTACTGATAGTTTTAATTAGAAGAGAATCGTCGCTTACTTGCGAATCTGATAAAACTTTGCTTGTAATAAAAGAAATAACACTATCGTCTGGAGTTGTAAGAGAATCATTAAGAACAAGAGAAAGAGCTCTAATTACACACTGTAGAGAAGCAGATAAACTGATATTAGTGTTTACTTGGAATTCGCCAAACAATGCCATACCAGCAGGATGTAACAATGAACGCACAGCCGATTTGTATGTTGAAAGACGCTCATCAATTTTTATCAAGTAAGAAAATGCTTGGTAGTATTTACTATCTTGAATATAAACATCGTCGTCTAAGAATCCATTATTTGCTGAATAATATCCTGGATAATGAGCCAATGCTCCAAGTTTAACAGATAAAATTGCTGGAGTTCCAGTATATTCTAACTGAACGCTAGGTGTTTCTGAGAACTCTCGCAAAGTTGCTCCCGAGTATGTTCCGTCCCAATAATCGCAAGTAGGTCCACCATTTGGACTTCCAGTAGGATCAACAACATAATCTGCGAAGTTAATTACACCAGATTCTGACATACCAGATGTTAAATCTGAAATATTAACACCACCTGGAACAATAAGAATAGATGCTAGTTGAACTGGAGATTTTACTTGAGTGAAATAATCGTTACCTGAGTTAATAGTAAATGCGAAATCTGTATTGTATCCAACACCATACTGAATAAATTCTCCAGTTAAAATTCCACCAGTGCTATTTACAGTAACAACTTTAAAAACTGTTTTAACACCATTACCATTTTTTACTGGAAATAATTGTCCAGGTTTAAATCCTGTTCCAGCTTGAGCAACTACAACGCTTGATGTTGTAGCAATAACTGTTCCTGAAAATGTTGTTTTATATTGAATTGTATTTCCTGGGGCAATATTTCCAAAGAAATTTCTATCAATAAAAACTTCAAAAATATCAGCAGAAACTTGTACAACTCTATCAACTTCCAATTCAACATTCTGATTACGATTAACAAGAACTTTTACAATCTGAGTTGGTGTAACAACATCAACTAACTTACCTTGAATCATATCGATTGTTCCAAGATTAACTTGAACAAATATTGATAAATCCTGTTGCCATCTTCCGTCAGAAGCAACAAGCATTTTTTGTCCAGGAAAATCTACTGTAACTTTTTTACCATACAGCAATTTAAACAACAACTGATAAGAAAGTGGTGTACCTTTGGCAAGATACAAGTCTTTCATATTTGGTAAAAAAGATCTTAAATCTACAACAGTATCTGGTGGTAAATTAGAAGCAAGTTCGTCTTTGAAATATGTAAGAAAAGAATCAAGAGTTTGATCTAGATCTCTTAATGTTAGAAAATCTAAACCTTGCGCATCTAGATATTCGTAGTACGCTTCCAAAAATAGTTGAAATGTAGCATAGTCGCTTCTAACAAATTCAGGAAGCTGACTTGGAACTAAACTGGATGTGGCGATTCTAGTCATTAAGGTCTACTTGGTGTAAATACATAATTGTAACCAGCAGCTAAATCTCCAGTTGCGGTTAAGTCAGGAATTACATTAATATTCAAATTAGTAAAATCTATCTGAGCAACTTGTTGTAATGCTGAAACAACATCGTTTGAAGCTGGTTTAACAGATAAAATAAAATACTGATTAACGATTGATGTAATTTTTAAATTACTAATTACAATCAAACCAGTAGTATAATCAACTGTTCCAATTGTTGGATTAACAATGTTCTTTTGATAATTCGAATCTAATGTATACAAACGAATATTACCAAGACCATCATCGTCAAGATAGTAAGTATTTACAGAATCTCCATAGATACTAAACCCATTAGAGTAAATATTACCTTCAGGTTGGTTAGAAGTATAAATTGGATTAATCATGTTAATCGTATACTGTGCGCTAACATTATACTGAGGAACAATTTGACGATTCAAAATAACAGTTGTAATATTGTTTACAAAAGAAGTATCAGAAGTATCTAATAATCTACTTAACTCAGAGAATCTAAATACACCATTAAAATTTAAAAGATTTTGAGTATTATATGTTGTAACTGTATCTAGTAAAATTTGTTGTAACTGGCTTATAGATTTACTTGTTTTAGACTGATCGTAGTAAGATGTAATATCTAACTGAATGTTTATGTAATCTGGATCAACGATTACTGGTGTAACAGAAACAACATTTTTATTAGCCAACAATGTTCCAGTAATTTGTGTTTTTTGGGTTGTTGTTAATTTGTCTGCATCTGTTGGAAGAACACAAATAAACACTTTACCATAAATCGCTGGAGAATTTGATTCGCCACCCCAAACAGCAACAGATTTTGCCTCAGGGAAGTTAGATATAATGATAGTTTGATAATCTTGCGTTGTTACTGCTCTTCCTTGAGCAGCAAAAGATCTTGGCGCATTAAAACGAATACTCTCAATATCTTCTGGAGCAGAACCACCAGCTGCGATAACTTTCGTTGACACATTAGTTGAACCGCCAAGAAGTGGAATACCAGAATAATTAAATAATCTGGCACCATTTGGTGCGTCTAGGGAAGAAACATAATAATTTATTGTTACAACATTACCATTAATTAATGCCATTCCCAAATTACCATCACCAAAAACAATTTCTAATAATCCACCATCGGTTTCTTTTACAAAGAAAATTGGACTTGTTGAGTCAACTGCACCATAAACATTGTTCACATATTGAAAATTTGTAAATGTTCCTGAACTAGCTGTTTCTTGTACAGTTACTTTAATTGTTGAAACATCAACATTCGCATTAGGAATAATATAACGAATTCCTGGAGTTGTTGTGTAAGTATATGTTAATGGTGTTCCCTCAATAATTTTAACACTAGAGAAAACATAACCAAGTGGACCTGGAGCGCAAGTATAATCTCCAGTATTATAGAATGTATATTGAATTCCATTTACTGTTGTTTCGAAAGGTTGTCCTGCTGGAAGAACAGTAACTGCTGGATTTGATGTTGGATTAATAATTTGAACATCAACTGTTGAATATGAACAAGTTGCAGAGCGAGGTGTGTAACCAAGCATTTTAGCAAGTGATACTACGCTGTCTCTTTTCGCAGCGGAGTCAAGAAACATCTCATTAACAGCAAGGTTTGTGTAAAGGTTGTTATAGTGAGTATTATATGCCAACAAATCCATCAAAATAGACAAACCAGAACCTGTAAAGTCGTAATCTTTAAATTGGTCTTGACCTCGTAGAAATTCTACCAGATTACTTTTTATATCGTCGAAATCTAATTCGGCTACATTAATTCGGTTGCTGGATAATGGCATTATCTTGTTCTCTCTAATACTAGATTAAGTTGTTGAGGAGTCTGAGTGTTAATGATGGTAAACTGAATAGTTACATTAACAGAATTGTTATCTGGATTAACCAACACATCAACTTGGTCTAGATTAACCCTTGGCTCATAATTGTTAATAATTTGTGTAATTGATTGTTTTAAAACAGCACCTGTCATTGGTGTAGCTGGTTCAAATAGTAAGGAAGTAACTTGAGAACCAATCTCAGGATGGAATGGTCTTTCGTAGTTATTTGTTAAAATTAAATTCTTTACGGCAGTTTTAATAGAATTTACATCATACAAACCAACAATATCCGCTGGATTAGAGTAAGTAAATGATTGATTTGTAAAATTTGCCAGAGCAAGATTATATAACTCTAAGTGATATTGATCAATAATAGATTTTACTTTGCCAACGAATGTTCCATTAATGTAGATATTTCTCTGAACCATATCATACTTGGTAAATACAGTGTTAGTTCCAACAAGAATATTACTATTTGTGGCTGATGACATGCCTCCAATACCTCTATTTGTAACCAACGAAATAGGTGAAGGTATAAAATTTAGATCTACATCAGAGAATGTTCTTGTATTTCTTGCCATATCTATTATTTAGTGTCTTTTATCCAAAAGTAGTTGGATCTACTGGGTTACCACTGGCATCATTTGGGCTGATTGTATCGTTATCCTGTAACAAATCTCCAACGAAAGCAATAGGATTTCCTTCAAAAAAGAATGTAGAAGGAGTTGGCTGTTGCGCTGGTGGTTTAATAGTTCTTAAACCATGGTGTGTAACAAGACTTGGGTGGTCGTTATAAACTGTTACACCACGCCAAGAAAGTCTATATCCACCAAAAGTAACTGTTGATGTAAATGGACCGATTGGCATGGATCCTGGATAGCCATCGGCTCCAGTTGACTTATTATTTTCTGTAGCTACTTTAGCCATATTAAGTTGTAGTTGGTCTCCAGATAGATACTAATGAGCCATCTCCTGGAACTTTGTATCCACCAGCCCAAGATTGATTAACAGTTCCACCAGAAGGATTATTCGCTGCTCTATCAGCCTGATTGCCACCAACGAATGTAAGTTTACCATTTACTGATGTATACACAAAATTAACATGGCGATATCTCCAGAAAGCAATATCTCCTGGCTGAGCATCGGCAAGGTTAGTAATTTGAGTAGCACCCCAACGCTGTGGATTTGTTGTAATTTCAGCAGCAGATGCTGTTTGAACATAACGATAGCCACACTGTTTTAGAACCCAGTTTACGAAACCCATACACCAAGCAGTTTGGTCGGTCATCCAAATACCAGACTTAGGATATCCAAGGTCTGCCCAAATGCGGATAATATTGGCATTGGAAACTCCACCACCCATACCTGTTTCACTCCAATATCCAGTTTTTGCCAATTCTAACTGTTTCTGTAAGAAAATAGAAATATCGTTGGTTGTTCCATTGGCTTTTAAACTTTGTCCTTGACCATCATCTTTTGGTGTC